AACGTGTCTATCTATATACATTTCAATAGCTGCCGCGTGAGCTTGCTTTATATCCTCACTTGAGTTTGGTATTCCACCAATTTCTTTTTCTGTTACCGACAACTTGTTCCAAAGCTTATCTGGTCTATTCATTGAGTACCCTCGATAGCCTCTTCTTTTAAAATAATATAAAAGTCTAGGCTTGTTGTTTTCACATAATAAGGGCATACCGTAAAATACACATGCCATTAGCACATCTTCAAAAAACATTTCTGCTGTTTGTGGTCTAGCCACGTATTCTAAAAAGAAAGTACTTGGCGGAGCATCTTCCATGCTGAATTTAGTTAATCCGTGCAAAGCCCCTTTAGATCCTCTTCCGTCTGTTGTTCCAGATATATCATAACTATCGCAACCGAAAGCGCCCATGTGTTCATTGCCTGGATACTTTATACCATTACGTATAGTTTGCCTATTTTGAATATTATAACTAGGTGTCCAGGAAATTAAAAACCTACCTTGAGGGTTTGGATTAAATATTACTTTCGTATCTTTAACGCCGTGCTCCCATTGAAAGCTACCTCTTGTCAGGACATTACTGTTGCCTAAGTCTTCGTTATAATCTATTTGCTCGTATATTTTTGCTAAATTAAATATACTATTTTTTGTTTCGTCTCTGAATGCGTGTTCCTCCGTTCTAGGGAATTGTCTGTAAAACTCGTTTAGAGCGTCCTGGTCGCCTTTTAATCCATCTACCTCATTATTCCAGTGCTCAATCACTCCGACTTCTATAACGTCTCCGTGTGGCCCCACGGTGCCTTCTGGTGGCTTATTAAATACCGGATGCCCGTATTCGTCAATAAACCCTTCGTAATTCCATTCCATAGGAATAAACAAAGAATACAATCCAGACTTTGTTTGCCCGTTCGCATTTCTTTTTGTTACATCAGAGCTATTGTATAACTTTTTAAAGTTTTCTCCTCCTTTGTCTAAAGCATTTGATGTTGACCCCATCATACACTTACCTATAATTCTACTACCTAATCTTAGACAAGTTTTAGTTACTCGCCAGTTGTTAAGTATATTGTTTGGCCTCTCCCATTTACCGCTTTCGTCGTGTACTAATAGTTTTAGTTTTTCACCATCGTATGCGTTGTCCCCTGTGTTTTTCCAGTCGATTGTGGTGTCGAGCCCGATAATGTCTTCCGTTGCGACGTTAGAATCGAGTTTCTTTCTTGTAAACTTTGACGCGGGAACCCTATAGGCGAGCTCTGTCTTGGGGCGGTCCATCCCATCCTGGATTGGTTTAAAGAAGAATGGATAGTTAATCGATATTGGTACAACTTTGTCTGTAAACATTTTCTTTGCATCTCCCCCAGATTTGGACAGTATTCCAAATCGAGCATCTGAAGATATTGTTGCTTGGTTAACAGTTTCGCCGGAAGCCATAAAAGAAAATCCAGATCGTCTGTTTTTGAGGTAGGCCATTCCATAACATCTTTTGTCTGCTTTGCAAGCTTCCCAGAATATGTAGAATAATCTGTTTGATTCTCTAAAGTCAGGTTGCCCAACGTCAATCTTGGACCACTGCAGGTACATAAAGTGAGTACCAGTAATGTAAGTAGCCACACCTTTATTATTGAACCAATGACCCTCCTCTCTTTTTCTAAATTGTTCATCTATATATTTTTCCCAAGTTTCTTTAAATTCATCTGGATAATCGCGCCAATCAAATATACTATTAATACTTTTTAACTCTTTAGGATATTCTTCCGGTGTCCATTTGTTGGTTTCTTTACTTACTTTAGCAGGTTCAGCCGGTAAAGCAATTTTTAAGCCTTGTATATTATATATTTCACCTATCTTACCTGTTCTGCTTATAACAACAACGTCGTGTTCTTTGTTATAACCATACTCCCATTTTCTACTTCTATTTAACCTAGATATAGTGTTAGACTTAATAGGTGTTATTATACTGTATAGATCCTGCGTATACATTACTTAGATCTTTTTTCAGCAAAACCTTTAAAGTCTTTCTTTACCGCTTCTTCCTTTGGTTTATTATCCAAAGCTCTTTGCTCATCATTAATACGGTTTAAGATCTCGAAGGCATCGAATATAGCTAGCTTTTTTGTAGCCGCTGCATTCTTAAGCCTGTCTGCTGATATATCGTCGTCTGAATCTACGATAGCTTCTTTAGCTACCTTTATTAATTCTTCAACTGCCTTCTGCCCAGCTAGGATTATATTCCTCTTCGTTTCCTTTATGTCCATAATTGATTGTAATTGAATTCGTGGGTACTCGGTATAACCTCTGCCCTTCTATAATAAACTCGTATTCTGACGTAGGTATAAAACCTACTATATTATCTACTTCTAAACCGCAAGTACAATATTTAACCACACCTACCAATGGCTTTTCTTTTTCAATAGAAAACATTTTAGTTTCCTTGATTGGAGCAACAAAACAAAAACCTTCTAAAGCTTTCCATTCGCCGTCTCTTTTGTATGCGTATATCTGATCCGGCTGCGCCAAATAAGTTTCTTCTGTTAAATAGCTTTTACTATTTTTTTCTTTACCTCTTACGTCTCTAAATCTTCTGAATACATTGTGATGTAATATTACTTCATCTCCTTCCCTAAGCTCTTGGTATTTTTTAGCTAATGGTAAACTTAGTATAACCCCCACCCTATTTGAGTACTCGTGGTTTTGTAACTCAGTGTTTAATAGTAATTCTTGCCCTTCAATTGTAGTCTGTCCTGTTGTTCTGCCTCCTTGTGGTGTTACAAGGTAATTAAATACACTTTGCATTTTACCATGAAATATTATATTCTACAGATATTGACATGTTCTTATTGAAATCTTTCCAAGGCATAAGCATATCTCCTTTAGATATATAGACAGTGTATTTGTTGTCTTCCTCTATAATACTATCTATAATATGCCCGCCATATACTTCCTGCCCTACAGCATAGTGCATTGCGTCATTCTTATAATCTTTGCCTATACTAATCTTTCTTATTAACTGCATTTTCTGTAAATTTACCAGTATTAAGATCGATGCTTACGTCTCCGTATTTAGAGGCAAGTATTTTTTGAGTGCTTTCTACTTCTTTAGTGAATAATAATATTTCGGCTAGAAGTTTAGCCTTGTGTGCTTCAAGCCCACCTATTTGCATTTGTGTTTCGTTTACACGATTTACAGCTTCTCGCAATTCATTTAATTCAGATTCGCTAAGCTGGTTATCTTTAACAACTTCAAACTCTGTGTAGTCTTTTTCTTTTTTCATTTAATTAAATTTAATTTTTACTTATATGGAAACATCTTGTTTAACGTTTCTTTTCTTTTATCACAACCGCAATCAAAAGGTAAAGCTTTAACCACTTTTTTAATTCCGGTTACGGTTGTAATTTTTTCTATTGTATCTCCTAATCCTTTAGGTTTCATTTTTTAAAGTAATTCATTTTCATAGGTGATTTCTTTTTAAAGAATCCTGTATTTTTCATTTTAGCTGCACTTTTGCCGGCTCTTAATTGTTCCTCCCTAGTCAAGCTTCCTGCAGTATCCACAACATCTTCAAGTCTATAAGATTTACTGTTACTAAACCCTGTTTTGCCTTGGTCAATTTGCGCTTGAGCAGAAGTAACTTCACCGGCAGCTGCGGCTTTATTTGCAGTAGCTTGGGCTTTTTTTGCGGTCAACCTTCTTTTTTTAGCCCCGTCTTTGTCTTTTAAACCTTCAAGTTTTGCGTCTAACCTACCTTCCTTTATAGCGGCTCTTTTTTGCTTTCTTGCCGCCTGCTTCATTCTACGTAAGTTGTTTCTACTTTCATAAGCGGTAGACGCTTCGCCTTCAACTTTTCGGTATATCTTTTTATCAGATGGTACCTCGGTTACTTTGTCTTTACCTTTAACTGTTTTATCAGGGGTACCAGCTTCAGTAGCTCCACCTTCATATTTATGAAAACCGGAACAACCAGGTGTACCTTTAGGCTTGCCTTTGCAGTATTCATTTTGTTTTGCCCATTTTTCTGCGGCTGCTCCTGTAGCTTTTTTCCCTGTAAAAATTTCAGTTGGCCCTGTTATTACATCCGGCGTGCCTTCTACGAAAGTATCTTCTCCAGGTGTAACAACTGTTTTAGTAGTCCTTGCTCCAAGCTCACCGTTTGGCCCTACTATGTACTGAGCGTTTTGTGAATTTCGTATTGCTTCGTCTGCAGCGTTGGTTTCACCTGTTTCTGCTTGTTTAAAAGGCGAAGACTTCATAGTATACCCTTTCATT